GTTGAGATGTGTCTGTTCGGTTGCATCCCCCTCTTTTAGCAGGGCCTCATCCGCCTCGTCCAAGTTCCCGGCGGCGCGCTGCTGGTTAACCAATTCGGTGTCATTGGCCGCCCAATCGGCCAAAGCCTTGGATTCGCTTTCGATTGTGGCAGGGCGGGCGAAGTCCTTCGCCTTGGCGTCGGCGGCAGAAAGGGCGGCGATTTCGGAGGGGCGGGCCGTAGAGGTCTGTTGCTGTCGGGTTTGCTCCCAAAGCTGGTCGAAGGTCGGTGTATCGGCGCGCATCGCGCCGGGCCGGTCCAGCGGGTCAGGTTCGCCGAAGAACCCGAACTCGTTTGCATCAGCCGCCGGGATTTCCGCATCGGCCCGCCGCTTTGCGGCGCTGACCTTCTCGGCGAGATCGCGCATCCCCTGGTCGGCACGCATCATCTTCTCGCGGACCTTCGCCATATCCGGCGTGTCGCGGGCCGTCAGATCGGCAACGCGGGATTCCCGCTCTGCCTTCAGATCATCAAGGCGGGACTGGTAGGTCTTCGCTTTCCGCTGGTTAGGGGCGTCGGCGAGTTTCTTCTCGGCCTCGGCAATCTTGCGATCAAGCTCGGCCACGTCGGCGGTCTTCGTCCTGCCGTCCGAAAGCTCATCGATCCACCGGGCATACGTGGCCTTCTCCTGGGCCAGGGCGTCGTATGCGGTGAAGGTCTGCGGGTCGATCTCGCGGGCGCGGGCCTCGACCGATGCAACGCGGCGGGCGGCGGCTTCCTCGGCGGGCGCGCGGACACTACCAGGCTCCGGCTCAAGCCTCGGTTCCGCCAAGGGCTCGCTGCGCCCAAGGGCAGTCCCCGTCATCAGCGCATCGCGCCGGCTGGTCGCGCGCACCAGATCCGCCACGATCACGGGCCGGTCCTCTGCGACCGCAGCCACGGCGCCGGACAGCGCCGCGTGATGCGTCTCTGCAGTCATCGCCGGAGCCTCAACGCGCGGAGAGACTTCCGGCCGAAGATCCGGCCTGCCGACAATGCGGTCTTTGACGAAGCCACCGCCCGCATGCAGCCCGGCGCCGAGCAGGGTTCCGAACGTGATGTTGAGCAGGGAGTCGTACATATCGTAATCGGACTGCTCGGTCCGGGCCTGGAGCAGGATCAACGGCTCGATCGCCGCTTGGCCTGCGGCTCCCTCCAGCGCACCCCGCGCGACTCTTGCGGCGGGGAGACCGATGGACCGAGCTAGCGCCGCAAACCGCGCCTCTCGCAGAACCGGGATGAAGGCAGAACCAATATTGATCGGGTCCAGTGCGGACGCGGCGAACATCGCCCCCAGTCTGCCCGCGCCGGGGAGAAACCCAGGGGTGGCACGAGAGAGAATGTCGCGGCGCTGGATCTCCTGTTGCTTCCAGTCATGCAGCGATTTCGCGGCGGCTTCCGGGATGCCGTTCTCTGCGTAGTCGGAGAACGAAAGCTCGCCCTCGATCCCATACCGCGCATCCGCCTCATCAGGCGTGAGGTTCGGGTGCGCCTGATTCTGACCGATCCGCTCGATGGTCTGGATCGGCAGATTGGTTGTGGCGTTGATGCCGGTCTGCGCAAGCTCGGCTTGGCGATAAATCCCCGTCACCGGGTTTGTCGCCCATGCCTGGTCCCATGCGGTTCCGGTCGCCCATCCCGAGCTGATGCGCTCGAATGACAGGAGATCGTCGGTCTGGACCGGATCGTCGATAAGAAGGGTGCCCATTATTGCAGCCCCTTCAGCATGTCGATGATCGCGGGGTCAGCCTGCCCTCTGCCGCCCTTCTCCTTCATCCCGCCCAAGGGATCGGTGGTGTAGCCGCCGCCGATTGAGCCGCCTGGGAGTCCGCCCTGTGCAGGCGGGACGAACACCGAGCCGTACTTGCCCGCTTCGAGATCGGTGAACAGCAACTCAAGCCGTCCGGTCTGCGGTGCTCCGCTATCGCGCTCCAGGTAAGGATGCATCTGCTTGATGTAGCGGTCGTCAGCTTCCTGCGGCGTCGCGTAGCTGGGCCATTTGTCCCAACCGACTGCCGCCGCTCGCTTGCGCGCCTCCGGCTCGTCCAGGGTCTTGCCGTTCCACACGCTGGGGATGCTGTAGAAGCGGTCGCCGTGATCCACCACCATCTGCAGAACAGTGGAGATTGACCCATCAGCATTCTTTACGGATGCGCCGCCGTTCTGCCCGGTCACGTTGTTGACGTGGTGCTGATAGAGGAACTTCTCCTGCGGCGTCAGCTTTAGCTCGCTCACTATCGGCGCACTTGGCAGCGGGGCTCTGGTCTTCACCGCCGGGCCAGGGAGTCCGTTCTGATCCACGTCATAGGTGAGAATCACGCCGGTATCGTCGGCATTCGTCACCCAGCGACCGCCACCGTTCTGGAGTTGGGAGATGGTCTGCTGGAGCGCATAGCCTTCGGTCGCCCCCGCAGGGCCGCCGGACTGCGGAACGATGTCGAACTGGCCGAGGCTCTGCATGACGGCGTTCAAGCCGTCTTGGATCTTCTGCTCATCAACCGGGATGCCGCCGATCTGCCGCGGCACCCGGTAGGTGCCATGGAAGGAATAGGTCTGGTCGAACGCGGACCACGCGATGTCAGCCGCCTCGCCCACCGGAACGCCTTTGGCGACGTAGTATTTCGTGACTTGAGTCAGCGCGTCGGCGTAGGGGCCAACAGCGGAAGGCGACAGAGTGTCCATCAGCGGCGTGATCCGCGACGCGATCTGCTCGCTTACATCGCTTTCCTTGACCCCGCGCTCCTTCAGCCGCTTGTTGATGTCCTCGGCCGGGAGCTTGGCCGCCTCAAGCACCGCAGTCCGGAGCGGCTGTTGCATCGGGTTGTCCAGGAACGCCGCCAGCTTCATGTCGGCAGGCACCCCCTTTTGATTCAGGACTTGCCTCAATCCCTGATCGCCCGCGATGGCCCGGATGTAGTCGATTGTCGCCAGCGCCTGATCGGGCTGCGCCGTCATGATGGTGGTGGCGTACTGAGCCGCCCGAGCATTCGGGAAGGGCCGAACCTCGCTCGGCTGAAGCCCGTATTGCTCCTGAAGGGCAACGCTCATCGCCACGGTCGTGCTCGCAACCCCAACGTCCCCAGGGTTCGCGTCAACCGCCTCCCAGCCTGCGGCAACGGCGGTATCCGTTGCGAAGAACCCGCCGGGGTCTTCCGCGATCTTCTTCTGCTTCTCGGCAATCGCCTGGATGGTGAGCGCGGCATCGGAGGCCAGCTTGGCCGAGCCCGCTCCAGCGGCCTCAATCTCAATCCCCGCCCGCTTCAGCGCATCAACGTCAGCCGATTCCGGGCGCGCGGTTACCCCCTGCTGCAACCGGAACAGCTCGGCGTCTTGCTCGACCTTTTGCAGGAAGGCTTTCGCCTCGGCAGAGCCGGATTCTGTCACGGCCACCCGGAGATCATCGGGGACCACACCGGTAACCTTTGCGGTCTGCGCCGCGTCGGCGCCGTTCTGAGCCAGCCAGGATGCGGCGTCGCTCTGGCTGTCCTTGATGTCCTGCTCGATCTCGTCGGCAAGCGCAGTCCGCTTCGCCTTGATGGCTTCGATTGTGGCTCGCTGGACCGCCGCGTCATCCTCGGTGAATATCCCGCCTTCGGTCGGAGCAACGGACTTCAGCAGGGCATCGTCTTCGGCTTTAGTCGTGCCCTCGACCTGTTTACGGGTCTGCCCGATCTTCACCGCGGCGTTGAACTTGTCCACGTTCCGCTGCGCCGCGATCGGGTCGTCCGCCCATGCGGCCCGGATCTGTTTCTCCGTAACGATGGGCTTGCCGTTCACCAATGGAACGACACCACCGTTGACCTGGACTGACGTAATCGCATCGTTGAGCAAAGAGCCGGTCGTGGCCTTGAGTTGCGCCTGTGCCCTCGACGCCTCCGCCTTGGCTTCCGCCTGTCGCCGCTTCAGCTCGGCTTCAGCGATGTTCTGAGCTTGGGCGATGTCGTTGGGATCAGCGCCCTGGTCCACCCATTTGGGCATGCTGTCGAGGAACGCCCGAGGGTTGTTGCTGGCCTCGCCGTTCATGGCAAAACCGGCCATGGTGGCGCGCATCTTCCGGATCGCGGCTTCTTCCTTCGCCGGCTTCAGTCCTTGGGCGCGGATGACCTGTTCCTGCGCCGCGACGGCTTCGGAGAATTGCCCCGGCGAGCCGACCAGGATGCCGCCCCACTTCCGGGTGCCCTCATCGATAAGAGCGACCCGCTTGTTGAGCTTTTCCGCGTCGGCATAGTCGTTTGCGGCTGCGACATACCGCGCCTTGAGGCCGGCGATGTAGTTCTGAATCTCCGCCGAGGCGGTAGGGGATGGCGCCCGTTTCGCGGCTTCAGCCGTGTAGTCGTCGATCGTCTTCTCGACGGACGCCTCATAAGCCTCTGATGTCGGGTCCACGTAATACGGATTATCGGTCCCGTCGTCGTTCTTCGGCTTGTCCAATCGCCGCAGATTGGTCTCCAGGTCGATAACCGCCTGCGGTTTTTCCTTGCTCAGATAGGCGTTGTCGTCCTTGTCCTGCTGGATCTTCTCGGCTCTGGCGACATCAAACACCGCGCCGCCAAGCGCTTGCCCGGCTTGCGTGATGTTTTGCCCGATTGAGACCCCGGCGTTATTGCTGGTAGCCCTTACTTCGCCTTGCGGGGTAAGCCGACGCTGATACTGTTCGATGACGGCCATCAGCGGCCCCTATAGGTTGGGCCGATGGTGTACGGGTTCGGACCCGCTGCGGGGCTCATGGTCTTCAGCAACTTCCAATTCCCGTAGCCCTGAAGCGCCTGCGTCCCCGCCCCGATCACACCGCCGATGATCGAACCGGCCCCGCTGGAACGCTGGGAGCGGGCTTCCGCCTTGAAGTTGTTGGCCTGCTGCTTTGCGTTGCGGATCGCAGTCTGCGCATCGAGTTCGGCCGCGATGTCGCTGTCATCCAGGGCATCGGCAAAGGACGAGATGTCCACCCCCGAAGCCCCGGCGGCGGCGCGGTTGCCCCCCCGGAGCCTGCGGGCTCTTTCCCGGATGAGGTCGGCTTCCGCTTGGCCCTGATCGACCGCCGCCCTGGCATTCGCTTCCGCCACACGCGCGGCACCACGCGCCTGGCCCGCCTGCGCCACGCCTGACACCAGCGAGCCGACCGCGCCGACACCGCCGGCAACAAGGGCGAGCGTTTCGAGAGCCATTCACTCCTCGTCAAAATCGACACATTATAGGGTAGTTTTCCGCAGAATATAAGCCCTGTGATCGCGGCCCCTGAAGTATCCTGGGAGCATCGCTCCGGGGTTAAATCCAAGGAGCCGCGCCCACCGCTCTCCGGCCTCGAATCCCTCCTCAACGGTCATGTGGATTTCGGCCGCGGGGTGTAGATTGAGGGCTCGCCGGATTGCCGCAGTCAGCCGGACCATGTACGGACCGGCCGCAGCCGAGAGCGCCGCCCAAGCCCATGTCGCCCCGGCATGCTCAACAAATCCCGCACAGGCGACCGGAGCACCCCCGACCAGGGCCGTCCAGCCGTCCGACACACGCTCCGGTAGACCAGCCGCAATGTCGTCAGTGAGTCCGGACTGGGCCGGTTGCAACGGGATGGCGCGGAGGTGCCAGGGTTCATAGGGGACGACATGGAAACCGCCGTCCATCAGCCCTTATCCGTCGTCGTGAGCTGCGGCATGATCGCTGCGATGGTGAGCGGGAACGGTGAAGATGTTTCGATCGCGATCCGGCCCGATGTCTCCCAGCCCTTGGCCCAAGGCGAGATCGTGCGGTCGCCATCCCCGATCCTTGGAGCCTGCCCGAGCGGCACGTTGGAATCCCGGTAACTCATCTCGGTCAGAGACTGGAAGTCCGCGCCGATCTTGCCGCCCAAGGACTGCACTACTCGCACAATGACTTCGTTGAATCGCTTCTTCTTCCCCTGTGATGTTCCGTCTTGCGACCCGCCCTCGATCCTGAGAGTCCAAAGTCGGGACCTGTAGGCAAGACCAGCAACGGCGTAGGAGACCGGCCGCGTCAGAACAGCTCGGCCGTTGCTCACAACCACGTCCGGGTGCGTGGCCCCTTCCGCGTTGATGCGCAGAGTCTGTCCTTCAAGGTGCCAGAGATTAGTCAGGGTGGACGAGGAGAGTCTCCACCCCGCCGCCGGCATTACATCGAGGCTCGGCCACTTCGCATTGATCGTCGCCGTGACTTCGGTCCCCGACGTGTACCCGGTGATTCTTGCTCTGGCGGTGCGCCACTCGCCTGGACTCTCCGGGTTCTCCGGGTCGCCCTGGTCTGCCGCTGTGTCTGAACCGGGGTCATAGTAGAAGAAATACCGAAGGGTGATATCGCGGCCCACGTCGCCGGAGACAAAGACCGACCCGCCAGCGGTAAACGTGACGCCGGTCGTCCCCTTGACCGTCGCCCCCGCTCCTGGCGTCAACGTTTGTGTTGCAGCCGTGGAACCATCGAAGATCAGGGCTGAATCCAGATAGAATGCCTGCTCCTGGTCGTCCCCGGTTTCCCATGGCGCGGCCAGCAGTTCCACATACCGCTCGGTCTGTCCGTCGATATGGCGATTGACGATGAACCAGACTTCATCCCTGGCATCGTTGGGGTCCGGGACGACACAAACGGATTCCGCCTTCGAGTGCCGGATCTGATCCTCGTCCTGGAACCCGCCGAACAGTTGCCTTGCCCAGCCGATCTTTGACTCGCCCCGCTCGTACATCAGGGTCGGCATCTGCCCATCTGCACGGGTGCACCAGACCCAGCCCTCGGGCTCCGATTGAAACGCCATCTGGCCGAACAGCTTCTGGCCGATGTGCGGGGAGAGCAATGTGAGATCACCGGCATCGAAGCCGTCGATCTCGTAGGTGTAGTTCATGTTGCGGAGCTTCTGGCGCTTCCGCTGCACGAATAGAACATCCTTGCCCGTTCTCACGGGTTGGGCGTTCTCATATGAGCCGTATGTCGTCGCCCGCTTCGCGTTCACGTTTGTGGGAGTGAGCGCAACGCTTTGAGAAGATGCGCGGATCAGCCACTCGCCACCCTTGGTCCCCGCCAGCAGTCCTTTCTCGTCGTCTTTCAGCCACAGCACGTTGTTCACGTCGCCGGAATCCAGGCTGTAGGAAACCGCGTTGTCATCGGACACGACCGAAGCCGTGGAGCTGGGGGCGAAGTTCTCGTATGCCTGGCTCATGGAGCCGTCGACTCTCGTCGGAGCCAGGGGGCAGCCGCCGAAGAACAATCGGCCCTCAAAGAACGTGACGCAGGAGGGATAGCCTCCCCCGGTCGAATAGAGGCCAAGGCGCCAGGTTGTGACCGCGGTTGTCGCCCCGAAGGCCGAGAGCACGTCAGCCGTGACGGAGACGGCGGAACCATAGGCGGTGATCTTCGCATAACCCCATGTCGAGGAATCCTGAATGCGGATCAACCGGCCAACGTCAGTAGCCTCGAAGATGTGCGGCGTGATCGTGCCGTTTGCCACATAGGCGTTGGCGAATGTGGACCCGGCGAGATCGAACGTATTGGCGTTGACCCGGATCACCGTCCATGTGCCGTTGGCTTCGGTCGTCCCGGTGACCCCCGCAATATCAACCCGGTCGCCAGTCTTCCACCCGTGCGCCGAAGACGTGATCCTGATGGCCCCGGAGCCGTTGTTGGCGGCCCCGGTGACGGTCTTCGAAGTCGAGGAGGAGATCGTAATCCCAGCTCCTGAAGTGGCGGACTTCGCCAATGTGGCCTGAGAAGTGTTGGTCGGGAGATAAGGCCCGTCCTCGAAATCCACGATCGCCAGGGTCCAGTTCGTCGCGCCCCAGCGTTCAAGCTTTCTCGGCACATATTCGGTGTGCGTCACATAGAGCACGTCCGCCTTCTGGGCGTACTTGAGTCCGGTGAGATCCTGCTCCTGGTAGGTCGTGGTGAGGGTGTAGACCCTGGACGAAGTTCCGCCGGACGAATAAGCCGTGTAGCCCGTTCCGTCGATATCGTTGCCGTGCATGTCGGTGAGTTCGAACGTATTCGCGGCTTTGTTCGCGACCCGGAACCGGCGGCCGTTAAGCTCCGTCATGCCCGCAATGCCGGAAATCTCTACGTCATCGCCGTCGTTGTAGCCATGGGAGTTCGCCGTGATGACAACGGGGTTAGCCGCAGTGGCCCCAGTGATCGTCTTTGTGCTCTCCAGCAAAGGCCCGTCGTTGCGATAGAACCGGACGTAGAGATCACCGAACTCCAGCACGTAAGCTTGCTCGGTCGAGTATTGGAACGGGATCAGGACCGATTCCTTGTCCGGGTGTCTGGTGGAGGCAATGAAGGACGTTCCGGGACGCCGGACAGCGGCGCCGACCACAAGCGGCAGGAAGTTCTCCAGGACGCGACAGCCCGAAGGATGCCGCTGGAAATCGACCCTGGACTCCGCGATCGGCGCAAACTCACCACCGCTGAAGTCATTCTTGAGCGGAGAGGCCCGGACCATTACCTGGGTTCGCTGATATCGCCGTAGCGCGGCCAGTAGTTATCCGTCCCGAACCGGCGGGACGTGACAAAGCTGAAGTTCTGGAAGCTGGTCGCCTGCTTCTGGAGCCCGTTGATCCGTTTCGCCTCAAGGAGAAAGGCTTGCGCCCGATCCGCGTTGGCCTGGTTCTTCGCGTTGGAGCCTGTCACGTCCTCGCAGATGTCAAAGGCAAGCCGTGCCGCGAAGGCGTCAACGAACGTCGCCGGATATCGGCCGGTGTCCGTCACGTCGTAGATGTATTTGATGTTCAATGGAGCGGAGGCGTCGGTGACGATCCACTGCGTCCCGGAAGGATCGGCCTCCAGCGCGAACTGAGGACCGTTCTCCACGGTGAGCAACCGCAGGAAATCGGACGGAAGCGGGAAGCCGTTCGCGTAGCCCCATGTCGGAGCCGTGGCGGACGCCGGAATAGCCGCACGCTTGACCGCGAAGCTCCAGGGGTGACACTCCAGCAAGGAGCGCCGGGTCTCGTCATAGACGCGGCGCAAGGCCTTGGCGGGTTCCTGGTCGGAGTCGATGGAAGTCACCGGGTCTTTGCCCAGCCACTCCAGCGCCCGGTTGCAGATCTCCGTCTTGGAGGCCATGCCGCCTCCTTACTGCGCAAACGGCGAGGTGCGCTGTTCCATGATGAAGTCGAGAAGCTCCTGCACTTTCACCTCGACTTCGCCCCTCGTGATGTTGGACGCGAGGTCAACGGCGATCTCCACGTCCTTGGAGAGCGTCGAGGTGTCGGTGGTGACCGAGGTGCGCGGAGCACCCCGGTCAATGCCGTAGAACTGGACCGCCATGGCTTACCCCACGAACTTGCCGCGGAGGGAGATGGTGCCGGCCGCACCGAGAGCGGTGGTGACGGTGCCGACCACATCGTATTCCTTGCGGGGGTCCGAGGTGAGGCCCAGCACCTGCCAGATCGGCTGCGTGACCTTGGAGATGTCCGAGGCCGAGCCAGCCGCTTCCCAGGCGATGTTGGTCCCGCCGGTCGCCTTGTTGGCCGAAGCGAGGGACACCGCCGAGGCGAAGAAGTCAGCATCCACGACCGCGCCGCCGTTGTCGGCCGTGTCGTAGAGACCCACGTCCATGGCGCCCGCCGAAAGAGCGTCGTTCATCACGAACAGATCCTCGACGCGCATCCAGGAGGTGACTCGGAAGAAGCGATACTTGGAGCCGATCGAAGCCGCGTCCGCAGCTTCCACGGTCTCGACGTAGGACTTCGGAACACCGCCCGCAACCCAGGAATTGGGGCGGAGCGGCGGGTCGGTATCGAGGCCGGTGATCGTGGTGGATTTCTTGCTGTCGTCAGCCATTGTCTTGATCCTTCAATCGCCCGGTCCATCCCGGGACTTATCCACGCGAGGCAGTTAGGCCTTGCGTTGAAGTGCCGGGGAGACCGCCCCGGCTCGGTATTCCGTTACGGGCGGCACCAGACTCGGCGCACCTTCTGCTCGTCCAGGCGGGTGGCGCCGACCATCTTGTCGATCGACACCTGCCAGGGAGCGAGGTTGAGGTCGTGGCGCTGGGCGATCACCGTGTTGGTGTCCTGCCACTTGCCGAGGTACATGCCCGAGGGCACCCAGAACGGCAGGCCCACCGAAGTGCCGGAGGCGTCGTCGGTGCCGAGGCAGTGGGTCGCGACCTCCTGGATGATCAGGAAGTTGATGCCCATGAACCGCTTGATGCGGCCTTCCTCCAGGATCGGCTTGGACTGGTAGTCCATGCTGGTCACCTGGGTTTCGGCCAGGAGCGAGTCGTGGTTGTCGGCGTCGAGCACGCCCCAGATCTGCTCGCGGTCGATGTCCACCTTGTCGCGGATGAACGAGCGGACCACTTCGCGGAGCTTCGCGACCGTGAGCTTGGTCGCCGCAGCGGCGCCGTGAGCCACAGCCACGTTGTAGCCGGTCGTTGCAGTGGTCGTGGTGCCGAAGGACTGAGTCGAGCCGGCGGTCTCGCCGGTCTTCGCATCGGCGAAGAACGCCTTCATCAGCGTTTCGTCATCGACACGGCCGGCAGCCAGGACGGCGTTCTCGACCAGCGCCGGCTTCGGATCGCCGAGCATCTGGAGTTCATCGAACTTGTCCACGAGCTGCGGGTGATCCCAGGCTTCGGGAGTGACCCAGCGGCGCGCGACGTTGGCATGGATCGGGGTGCGCGGCGCGAAACGCTCGCTCACCTTCACCATGGAAGTGGGAGAAATCTGGTTGGTGGGAGAGGCCAGCTTGCCCTGGTGCATCCCCGAAAGGACGTAGGGATTCATCTTCCCGCCCATGGTCTGGGACAGGAGCTGGAACTTCTCCGAGAACTGGATGGTACGGAGATTCACGAGTTCGGCGGTCATCGGATTGCCCTCAAAAAACGAAAAAGTTGCGTTTTTCGAATGGCTTATCCGCTCAGGCCGCCGGGGCTTTCGCTTGTCCGGCGCGACGCTGGGGCCGCTCTGTCGGGTCGCGGGCCGATCCCCGCCTGGCTAAGGCAGAGTTGGGCTGGGCTTGCGCTTGTCAGCCCCTGACGATGCCAGGAGTTTCGCCAATAATCATCCTATTATGTGTCGATTGTCAAGTGCCTTTCTGCAAGGCCTTGAGAGGGTGCGGCGGTGCTGGATTACCCTTGCCTGACCGGCCCTGCTGAAGGAGCCGGGCCGCCCAGGGGATCACAACCCATCACAGCTTACGGTAGCCGCCGCTCCGCCGTTGGAGTGAGCGCCCTGGACATTTCATCGCATCGCCTTGGCCTTGATCTCGACCATCTTGTTGAACTCGGCGACCTTCTCGGCGTCACCGGCCATGTATTCGGCCATCCACTGTTTGTCGCCGCGCATCTCTGCCAAGCGCGCGCTGGCCTGCTGCGGGGTGACGACGCCGGGCTGAGACCCACCGCCGGCGCCGCGGTCCTCGGAGATAGCTTCACCGAAGACGGAGAACATGCCGATCATGGCCTTGGTGCCGATCGCCCGCTCGATCTTGTCGATCACCGCGTCATCGAGACCGGAAGCCACCTTGGCCCTCTGTGCCGCGCCGAACTTTGCATCCGCCTGTCCAGCCCATTCCTTGCGGAGGCCTTCGAGATCAGCCGTGGAGGTGTTGGCGTAGGCCTGTTCCGATTCAGCCTGCCGGGCGGCGCTGATCGCCTTCGCCCGCTCCTCGACCTTCTGGTACAGGGAATGCGCCTGACGGGTGGAGAGCCCTTCCGAGTGCATGATCTCGGCGAAGGTATCGAGGTGAGTCTGGTCCCCGCCCTCACCGGCCTTCAGGTCGTAGCCCTTCCAGTCCGCCGGACGGCCGCCGGCAGAGTAGTAGGCGTCCCAGCCTTCCTTGTCGTTGATGTCCTTCGGGACCGCGATACGGCTCCGGCCGAGCACGGATTCCATGCTGCGGTAGGACTTCACCATTTCCGGGAAGCCCTTGCCCACGTCGGCCTTGCCGATGTCGGTCCCGTACCAGCCCTTGGTCTGAAGCCAGCCGATCGACTCCTCGTCCAGCGCCCCATGCCAAGGCGGAGGAGGAGCGGCATTCAGCGCCGCAGTACCGGCTCCAGGGCTTGCACCCGTTGCACCAGCCTGTGCAGCCGCCGCAGCTCCGGCGTCCGCGCCAGTAGTCGCAGCGCCTTCAGCAACCGCGCCCTCTGCGCCACTTCCGTCAGCCATGTTTCGCTCCTTCGAGTCTCTGTTGCGCGGCGAGGAGTTCCCTCTGCCGCTCCAATTTCTGCCAGTCCGGGCTTTTCGGTAGCTCCGGGATGCTCTTGATGTGCGTCAGCAGCCAGTCAGCCATCCGGCCTTTGGCGAGCTTCAGCGGATCAATCCTGCCGGTGTCGTCGGTCTCATCGTTCTTGATCCGCTCGACCAGTTGGGAGAGGTAGGCCAGCACCAGCTTTCCGGCTTCGTTGCCGTGAGCGAGGGCGAAGGCCTTGACGATCTCGCCGTTGGGGGTGGTCGTTGGATCAAGCGGCACTGGCGACCTTCGGGCTGCCCGCTTTCCGCCACTCCTGGATGCCGCCGAACTGCTTCTGCCCCGCCTTCCAGCGTTGGAAGTTGATGGCGGAATAGGCCGCTTCTTCGTCCGGTGATGCCGGATGTGTCGGGGCCGGGGCGTCATTGGCGACAGGCATTGCCGGGCGGTTGTTCATCTCGGCGGCCCACTGCTCCATGGCGCGTTCGATCCGGTCAACCTTGGCCTCCGCGGTGACGACACGGGCCACCATCTGCTCGAATGCCGCCTTGAGGATGGCGATCTCGGACGGTGTGGCGGGGTCGCCCATCGGGGCATGATCGGATGATGCGGGAGCGCCGGAGGTCAGAATCTCATCGGCCGGAAGGCCGCCGCGGATCGCCGCAAGATCCGCCTCGCTCAGGTTGCCGAGACCGGATTCCATCGGAGCCGCTGGGGCCGCTGGCTGCGCGCCAACGACAACGGTCTGGTCCTTCTTCGGTCGTGCCATCAGCCGTTCTCCTTCCCGCCCCTGGTCCGGCGATACCAGTCATGGATGTCGGCGTAGCCCCTGACGTTGCGGGCACCCGTGGTCTGCGCATCGCGCGCATAGGCGTTCTGCTGTTCCTCGGTGAACGTGGTCGGGATCGCCGCCGGGGCCGCTTCCGCGACTTCCGGCGCCTGTTCCTCGGTCTGCTGTTTCTTGCGTGCCATCAGTTCATCCTTTCGACGTTGGCCTTCACTTCAGAAAGCAGGATTGCGCCTTCGATCTCCCGCTGTAGGGTGACCGACTTGGTTGCGATATAGGCCTCGCCGTTCTTCTCCCGCATCTGGCGGATGTTCTCCGAGGCGAGCCATGACGCGGAGAGCACAAGCGCGGTTTGCGTGCGGAGTGCGAGGGTGAAGCCCTGGTGATAGGGGCTCACTCTGGCCTCCCCGCCTCGACCACGCGCAAGCCGAGCGAGCGTTCTTGCGGCGCATCGCAGAGAACGCCCCACGACATGCCGCAGGGCTCGGTATGGAAGCCGCAGCCGTCAAGCTGACGCGCGATCCACGCCGCCACCTCTTCGCGAGTCTTGCCCTGGAGGTGGAAGGTCTTGTCGTCGTGGACCGCAAGGCCAACGGCAAACACGATATCCACCAGATCCTGCTGCGCACTCATCAGAACCCCACTGGCGCTTGCGCCTGCTGCTGGATGTCCGCGATGTTCTTGATCGCCCCAGTAACCTGCGGGGCCGCCGCGATGAGCTGGTCCACGTTGGTCTGCTGCTTCCTGTTCTCGCGGATCGCCGCCAATTCGTCCTTGGTCCGCATCCACTTCATCGGAACGCCGTTGATCTCCGCGAGGCCTGGGCCGATTTCGTCGGGGTTGAACACGTCCATCACCGTGGGATCGATCGTCGCCAGCGGCGTCATGGCTTCGATGGTCCTGACAAGCCCGACGCCTTGGCTCGCAAGCATGGCCTGGCGCATCGGGTTGTCGTATTCGAGCTTGTACCCGCCTTCCTCCAAGAGGACTTCGGGCGGGGGAGGGAGAGCCCCGGAGCGGCCCAACAGGTCCAGTTCCCGCTCGATGATCGGCCCGAGGAGTTCGGATTCCTGCCGTTCGGCAACAGGAGCCAGGAGAGCGCCCTTCTCCTGCGCCCTCAACATGGCCTCGGTCGCTGTCATCTGCGGGGTGTCAACCAGGATTTGGAACAGGGTCACCAGGAAAGCCGCGTTGACTGACTGCCTCCGGTCCTTGATCTCGTCCTTCACCGGAGCCCACGCGGACCCGCGGTTCAACGCCTGGATGAGCGGCCTGCCTTCCGCACTGACGCCGCCGTAATTGATCGCTGCAGGGAGGAGCGAAACACCATCCCCCAGCGTCGAAAGGACGCCATCGTTGTGAACCAGCAGCGGGGGAGAAATCGAGAGCTGGGCTTCCTGGATGATCGTCCGGCCCATCTCGTTCAACATGGTGGTATCGGCCAGCGCCATCATCGCCGGAGACCGGCCGTAGGTCTCGCCGGAACGCATCACATAGCGCGAGACGGCATAAGGGAACGTCCTGAATCCGCCCTTGCCGACAACTTGCCTTGCATCCTTGCAGACCCACCAGGACTCATAGGCCATGCCCATAGGTCCACGAGCACCCCAGATCGGGCTCGGGTTCGGCTTCACGCAATGGATATAGGTGGCCTTGTCGTCCGGCCGATCTGCAAGCTTGACGGAGACTTGCGGCGGGAGATTCTCGACCCCGAACCGCTGCGCCGCCTGTTCCGCCGTCATCTCGAATTTGTAATGCAGGTAGACGACCCTGCCGTAGAGGTCCTGGGTGATGTAGAGCCCGTTCAAGGCACAGGAGCGATAGATCAGCCCGTCGCCCGGAATCTCCTCGGAGAACAAGGCCCCGGTCCCGAAGTCGGTCAGACTCTTGTAAACCTCGTGAATCTGCGAGGCGAAGTTGCTATGGGGTCGGTAGCGTTTCGCGAACAGGATGCCGTTCACATCCTCAGCGTGCCGCTTGACCTCATCCACCTCCCAAAGGTCGCTGTTCACCGGCTTGAGCATGCTCCACATCTGGCTCTTGGGCGTCAGAAGGGAGTTGATCGCGGCGGAACAACGATCGGATGCGAGCTCCGGTGTGGAGTCGAAGATGTCCAGCCCCTGCCTGTAGCCTTCCGGTTGCTTGTTGGTGAAGTTGACTTGCGGGGCCACAAAGCCGGCGATGGTCTGCCAGAGGGTTTCCCAGTTGGCTCTATCGGCTTCCATCTGCGCCTGGCGCTTCAGGATCTCGCCCGCGATGTCGCGGCTGTCCATCGGCGCCTTGCCGGTGATGGCAGGGGCCTTGAAGTTCTGAAGGGCGAGGGTGCCGGCGCCTTGCATCAGGTCCGGGTAATGAAGCCGAGTTTGTAGCCGACCGTCCCATGATCGGGCGGCAAGCCGATGTATTCGGTCTGATCCGCCGTCATGCGCTCATCGGTCGTGGCCGCGTCGCCGCTGGTTACAAATGCGCGAGCGCAGATCGAATCCACCTGCACTCTGGCGAACTTGGCCTTTGCGGGCAGCGCGTTGGCGGTCTTTGCCGCGCCCGCTGTGTAGTCCACGTACTGAACATCAAGCGGCGGCCCTTCCGGGCATTGCGCAGAGCCGCCGTTCGGCGTCTGCACCAGCTTGACGTTCACGTAGGATGAGACACAGGCGATAGTCATTCTCTGGGCTTCCTTCGATCCTGCATTTCCTGGGTCCGCTGCGCCTCCAACCGGTCCAGCGTGTCTTCCGCAACCTTGCGGTACTCGGCCTTCACGGCATCATTCGGCTCGGTCCCGAAATCGTAGGTGGCGCTATGGGCGCCGCGGGTGAACACAAGCTGGTAGCGCGTGTTGACTTCTTCCGTGATCTCGGCGGTCCTGGGGTCGCTATCGACCGTCTCCGCCATGGCGACGGGCGTTGCGATCTCGGCCTGCTCGCCCGGCTTCCGCTGTCCTGGGATTTCGTCAGGCATTGGCCGACCTCGTGCCGGTCATCTCGGAACTGACGCCGCCAGGGCCGGAGAGGAACGTGGTCCCGGCCCCATACCCGGCGGCAAGGCGCTTCCGCCTCTCGGCATCGGAGTCGAGATTGTCCGCCGCGTCGTTGCGGGTCGGAACCGGCTCAACCTTCGGCTTAGGGCCTCCAGTGAACATATCCGCGATGACGCTCACCGGATTACGCCGCCCCGAGCAGCATCTGCGTTCCGGCCCCGAGCTGGCGCGGCTTCCTGCGGTCCTGCAAAGTCACGTCGGACCAGTCGCCACCGGGACCGGCGGGGATGCTGTCGCTGTCGCCGACCAGTGCCTGGGTCCCCGCACCGTAAGACCGGCCGGCGATCGAACGCTCGTCAGCGGTCTGGCCGCCAGCGGAACCGGGATCGCCGATGCCGCCCGTGTTTGCGCTGCCCTTGAACCGATCGGGCTGATACCCGCGCTGCTTGCCGGGGTCGCCGCCGAACAGCGTCGTCATCTTGCCGATGTCGCCTTCGCTGTATGCCTTGGCAGCGGTCGCGGCGGAGAGCGCGGCATTGGCACCTGGGATGGCAGAGAGCGCGGCAGGAAGGGCGATCTTCTCCAGGACGGTCAGCGCGTCAGCATCGGGGAAGTTGGGGACAGAGCCGGGGGTGTAGATCGGGCTGGTTGTGGTGCCGCCACCGACGCCGGATTCGGTTGGCTTTGTCGCCGCCTTGGCGTAGCCCTTCGCAAACGAGCCCTTGGCTAAGCTCGCCGTGCCGCTCGCCGACCCCTTCCCACTACCGCCGCCCCCATACGACTTGCCGTAACTGCCCTTTGCCAGATCCCTGGTAGACATTCGACGCACGCCTCCGGCCGCTCAAAGAATACGAACGGCAAAGTATAGCGCGCGCCAAACCGATACACAATGGTGTTATTTTTCCTGGTCTACCGCGCCTTTTTGATATGCTTTGTCGAAAGCCCCCTTTGCCAACTCGGCGGTCGGCTTTTTGCTCACAGCACATCCCGCCACCAACGCCAGAACCGCGACCACCAGCAACGCCCTAACCATTTACTCCTCCAAACAATTCCACGATTGCCTTAACCGCGCCGATCAGCAGCCCGATCGCCACCAGCGTTAACGTTATCCAGACCGAGGCCCGTACCATCTGGACTTAAGGTTGCGCTGCTGGCCTAATTCCGCAAGGGGGATTAGCCATGCGCGACTTGATCCAGTTCTTCGCCGTCCTGGTCGTGAGCTTCGTTGACCCGGTCGTCATCATACCCGCCATCGTCGCCGCGATCTGGCGGAAATGGTGGCTGCCTGTGGTTGTCGGCGCAGCGGCCGGGCTGGTTTCGCAGCTCATCGCCATTGAACTCGGCGCACCGGCAGACCTGATGGGTATGAAGATTCTAGCCGGGGCAACGCTTGGCGGCATCGTCGCAGGCTTGGCCCCGCTGGTCCGCAAGATCCGGGGAAAGCCGCTTGATCACCACCCATAACGCTTCCCCCCTCCCCCTTTGGCGAATCTCGGCATCGAGCCGCGGTTAAGCTCGGACAGCATGGGGTCGCCCAGAGGCTTCCGGTCGATCAGGTGACGCCCGAGGCCAACGGCGAGATAGCGGAAGGCGTCGGCGCAGTGTGAGGTCCAGTCATGGAGCGGGACAGGCTTCAGGACCTGGCGCTTTTCATCCCACTCCGAGCGGTATTGTCTCAATGCCTTCAAGCCGTTGCCGCATCGGGTCGTGTCGAACCAGGACTTGCGGATGATGTAACGCGCCTGTGAGATTCCGTCATCGACGCTGCTGGCCGGCAGCACCGTGGGATGCAGACCAAATGCCTTCAGCTTGTCCAGCCTGGAAATCCCGTCGCTCATCTCCTTCGGCTTGATGTCGTGCGGGAAGAAGTGCTGGGCGTAAACCCATTCGTTCCTGTGCCCCGCTCTGAGCTGGGAGACGTGATAGTCCAGCCCTCGACCGGCTTCCTCGTAATAGTCGATCAGCCTCGGCTCGCCATAAGCCAACTGGCAGAACCAGATGGCGGTCGGGTCGTTCACGCCGAGATCCCAGGCCGTGTAGACCGGGAGTCCAGGCTCCCAAGGAACCGGCTTGATGCGGCCCATCTGTTCCGCAGATGCGAGCAGGGAAGCGTAATAGGTGCCGGGGATCGCGGCGTCGAAGCTGCACTCGAACTCTTGAGCGTACTGGTCCGGCGTCATCGCCCGCGCAGCGGCCTGCAGCTCGGCAGGAGGAATGATGCCCGTCTCCGACGCTTTGAACATAAAGCCGCGCCAGTCCGGTTCCTTCTTCCTTGTCCCGTCAGGCAGTTGGAACCCGTTCACCGCGCCGTCGTAAATATCCGCAAAGGCGTTCCGGCCCATCGGTGTTCCGATGAAGATCGCCCAGCCGCCCCGGTCGGCGAGCGCAGGCCGGATGATCTCGGACCAGACCCTAGGATTCATCTGCGCATATTCGTCCAGAATCACGCCGTCGAAGTACAAGCCCCTGAGCCGATCGGCGTTGTCGGCGCCGTAAAGCCGGATGCGCGACCCGCCAGGGAAGTCAGCCCGCAGCTCGGACTCGTTAAACTCCACGCCCGGAACCATGCCGCCGAAGTGCTTCAGGTAGGACCAAGCGATGTCCTTGGCCTGATTGTAGAATGGGGCGATATAGGCGAAGCGGGGCTCGGGCGGGAGATCGTCCTTACCGGCGGACTCAATCAACTCATTGACGCAGTAGACCGTCTTTCCGAAACGGCGATGGGCCACCAGCACGTTGAACCGCGCCAGCATGTCATGGAGTTTGTCTTGCAGCGGGCGCGGATCGAAGGCGCCGCGGATCAGGATCTCAGCCACGCTTCGGGCCGCCGTTTGGGTTGCTGAAGCCGGTGATGAAGCGGACTATCCGGCCGACAGCTTCGTCGTTGTCCTCAGGGGCAGCCGCGGACTTACCGTAAGCGCGCTCCAGCAGCTCCTTGATCGCAGCAACCTGCGCCGATTCCGATTCCGCCGACTTGGCGATCTCGGCGAGGCGCGCGATCATGTCCGGCCCGTGCTGTCGCGCCAGTTCCCGGATCTCAGCCACCACCCTGGGGCGACCGCCTGGGTTGCCGGACTGGCCCTTGCGGAACGGCTTGCCCTTTCCTCGCTTGGCTGTTTCCCCGCTGTTCTGAGCCACAGCGTCACCGCTCCACGTCGCAGGGAGGCTCACACGGGAGAAGTGACGCGCTGGCTTGCTCCCATGACTCCGACCACGATTGCCGCTTGGCTGCGAGAAGATCGCGCTTCACCTGGTCCGCGATGCTCAGTCCGAATGGCACATGGATAAGACCCATGGCTGCCTTTGCGTCCCGGATGATCTTCCGCTTGCGGGCTTCGGCTAGGCTGTGGAGGGTGGCGGTCATGATGGAATCTCCTCGGGCTCCTTGCCGGTGCGCGCCATCCAGTCGTGTCGCAGCCAGCGGATTTGCTGGACCGTCAGGCCGAGCACACGCAACGAGCTGGCGTCGCTCCAGATGCGAGCCATGGCCCGCCTGTCCGCCTCCTCCTCGATCGCCTTCAATGCCCAGGAGTCGGTCACGGCTTCACCTGTCCGCTGAGCAGCAGAGACCCGCCGGGCAGAGACCCGCCGGGCTCGACCTGGAACACGGGGCCTTCCTCTATGGGCTGGCCGAGGATGTTGACGCGGACCGGATTCTCTATCAGGGGCTTTCCTTCCAGGGCCTTTGCCGCCGTGACGCAGAGGAAGTTGTCCAGCGTCGCCTTGGTGTGCTCGGGCAGATCGTCCAGTACCTTCTTCACCGTGGGCAATGCCATCAGGCAGGACATCAGGGCGTCCACCATATCGCCCGCTCTCGTGTCCACCGTGGGGTCGATGAAGGGCTTGGAGGAGAGGATTTCTTCTTCGGTCATGCGGATGCGTCCTTGCGAAACCATCTGCGCGGGTCCGGACGCAAGAACGGCGGCAAGTGAACAACGCCATAGCCCCGGCGCGCCATGTCTTGCCGAACCCATCGGCTTTGCGATGTCTGCCGCCCAATGCGGAGAAAACAGAACGGCAGGTGTATTTCTACGTTCGGGACCTCTAGGGCGATGCTGAATCCGAACGACAAATGAGTCCATCTGGTGCGCCAGAGAATGGCCTCGTAAACCTTCCCTCGCCAGCCGAACTCCTCAGGCCATAGATGATAACGCCTAGCTTCTTCGGTCATGCTGTTTTCACCGCAATAGGAAATCCGGCGTCCGTCGCCATGGCTGCACAGACCGCTATACAGCCCCGGCAGATCGCGACACGCCGATGCTCGATCATGTATTCCGCCTCGCTCTCGGGCTTGTCACAGAACCAGCAGCGTAGGGGCTCGTCCGCTGCGGCTGCGGCGGCAAGACGCGGGGGAGGCGGACGCAGATCGGGATCGGCGAAGGCAGCTATGGTCATTCGGCGGCCCCCCTAAAGTGTGATAGCGCTTCGCCATCATCCGCCCATTCCCCTGACGATGTGCTCACATCTTTCGGTGCGTTCTTCCTAGCAAACTTCCACACCTCGTCAGCACATTCGTACCCCTTATTCCATATCTCCGACCCCGTGAACCGCATCGTTGGAATGCCCAGCGCTAGGAGCGCGCGGTCGCGAGAACGGTCGTGGCTCGCCTGCTCTTTGGTCCTCTCATGGAAATCGTGGCCATCGCATTCAACTGCCATAAACACTCGTTCCGGCACGCCTCTTGGCCCAATGCCAAAGTCAACGCGGTAACGACCGATGCAATGCTGCGGGAAAACGGCGAGACCGTCTTCGTGACGGTATGCAACCCCTAAGTACCAGAACATAGTCTTCTCGATCTCGCTTTCGGCGTGCGCCTTAATCACGTCAAAAGACCAGCTGTACAGGTCTCCCGCCCGATGGAAGAAATCGACCACCGCACGTCGGGACTGTATCGCGATGGGTGACGTAGCGCCCCGGTACATCTCGTCCAGCGCCATTCCAACCATCGCCGCCGTTTGCGGGTTGCACATCCGTCCTGACTCAGACGGGAACCCTCGCGACAACTGCGTCCGCTGCACGTTGGCCCTCACCCCGCCCTCCAATGCGCGGCTTTCATTCGCCAGCCCTTCCTATAGTCTGGAGGCTGTCCCGGAGATCATCGAGGCTATCGTTGATGCAATAAAGGTAAGAGCCGATACGCATTTGAGCCCAAGCAATCGCCCACCTAGGATCGTCGCTGTCGAGAGCCATCCGAATGATGCGCTGCTCAACTGCCGTGTCCAGTTCCTCCACGCCCAAACCCGTCTTCGCGAAAGCATCCTGCTCCATCATGCCGCCAACCTCCGGCAAATCGCCTTCACACGAACACGCACCTTCCCGACCATGCCGCCGATAATCGACCTTTGCGTGGCATCGACCGGGGCCGACCGTGCCCAACGCCGCTGACAGCACACCCGACACAGAAATACCGGCCCGGCATGATCGGGGACCAGCAGCGGCAGGTGAATCATCGTGTTCATGTCCGCGTCGTCCGGGGCACCGCAATCGGCACAGCAGAGAACTTGGCTCGGGGGCTTACGCTTCGCCACATTAGACTCCTTGCGACGATGGCATGATAGCACAGTTCGGTGTTTCTGTTCTATCGGCGCTGAGATATTTCCCCAGCAACCGCTTCTGATTTCCGTATGCGTTGCGCCCGCACCTCACAGCTCGTTTCAGCATCGGGACGCAGGCCCACTGCAGGTTCGCGGTGCGGACGAATTGCTTGAACTCCTCCGGCAACTGGTCGAACGCCTCCATCTCCCGGCGGAACGTTGCCCAGGCCCCGTGATCGCAGACTGCATTGCCGCGCTTCCGCGTCATGCCGCACACCCCGCTTTCTTACCTGGGGTCAATTCAGCGCGTCCAAGCGCATGCACTCCTCGGCCCACGATCCGATCGTGTGACCTTCCGGGATGTCGGTGCGGGGCTGGTAGGGCTTGCTGATGTCGGCGCGGGCGTTCGCGAAGCCGTGCCGATAGCTGCGGGTCCGGTTGGCCGACGGATCGGGACTGTCCTTGTCGAGACCGTCCCGGTAACCCTGGACCATTTCATCGTTCGCCCAAATGTCGCTCATCCTGTCTCTCCTCTCTGCCCCTGGGGTTAGACCCTGGGCTGTGCCGCATATGCAGCGATGACCTCGGCGTCATCCGTGTAAAAGCTGGCAACAGAGCGATCTTCCGGGCGCGGGTACGGAACAGCATCCTGGTCGCAATCGATCTCCAAGGGCTCGCCAGCCGAGAACCCGGCACATTCCAGCTTCAGCGCGTGGTCGCCACCCTGCGGCCGATATTCCTCGGTCTTTGGCAGATTGGGGTTCAAGCCCTTCAGGCATTCCAGTTCGGTATCCAGGACCGTGTAGTTTGAATAGCCCGTGTCCTGCTTGAGCAGAAACTTGCATTTAGTGCAGTCTTCCATAACTATCTCCTCTCTGCCCCTTTCCGCCTGTCGGATTAGGCTGGTGTCTTCACGTACTTGCGAGCCGCGCCGATCCTGTGCCGCTTCAGGTAGATGGCTCTCGGGGTTCGGTGTGGGAGGTAGAGCCGCATCTCCTTCGGTCGCAGGTCTTCGCGCGAGAGGATCGCCAGTTCAGCTTGTGTCCAGTCGTCGCCCATGCCGCGCGTTCTTTCAGGTGAAATTGTTTGCCGTGAAACATCATCCATCGATCGGTCCCAGCTTTGCGGTTGGCGGGTCGTTTTCGTCGTGCCAATCCCGGTGATGCTGAGGGCAAAGCCACCGAACATCCTTGGGCTTGGAATAGTCGTCATGGTGCATCTCGGCCCACGCGCCGCAGACCTCGCACGGCTGCCGCTGAATGCGCCCACGATAAAGGCTGACCCGAGCCAGGGCGCGGGCGTTCATCTTCGCTTGCTGCTCCAGAGCCAGCGTGATGCGACACCCCGAGCAATAGTTCCGAGAGTCGGTCTGCCACTCGCCGCAGTTAGCACATCGCTTTGGCGTGCTTGGCTTCAGAAACATCCCCGCTCCAGCAGCTCGCGGTTGACGACGTACTTGCGGGGCTTGAAGCGGCGGAGGGTCATGGGCGGATTTGCTCGATTGCCGTTGCGATCTTGTCCAGCTTGGCGGCAATAGAGCAGGAGCTGGGGCCGATCGTGCAAATGGCGAACCAAATAAGCACGTTGCGCCAATAGGCGAGGTCATTTGCCCGCTCCGCGCGCTTTTCTGATTCGCTTAGCTTGCTCTCGCTCATTCCGTCATCCTCCTTGGGGTGGTGGGCTCTTGAAGACGCAGACCGGGACCTTGAAGACGCGCAGCGTCCGGTAGCCGGAGTCGCCAACGTGACGCGCATAGCCGCAAGCCTCATCCCCATCTGCGAACGCCGCGACCGGCTGTGATAGCCCCTCGGTCCCGTTGTCCGGGCACACAACCCAAATCCACTCACCCATCCCTCGCCTCCTCTGTGGTCATGCTATGGCCCTGAGCTTCTGTGCCCTGGCCTGCTCGGCTTCCCACGCTTCAGGGCCGAGGATCTTGATCACCTTATCCCGCCAGTCTCGTTTCGAGAGCCTCACCGGCCGCTTGATCCCCATCCGCTCGCAGGCGTAGCTCACCGCCGTGTGATCGCAGCCGTACAGCCTGCCGATCGCCGAGAAGGACTTCCGCTCCTGCACCACGAGCCGGTAAAGATCATCTCGTGTGAACGCCATCTTGCGCGGCCGGTAGGGCTTGTTCGTCCAGTTGGTCATGCGGCCTCCTGCTGCCGCTTCAGCTTTTCAATCAGATCCCGGATGATCTCGCCGATGGTTTTCATTCACGCCTCCTCGAAATATGGGCCGTTTGGTTGCAGGATGAGGCCGGGGACAAGATCGCTGCCAAGACTGCCGACCGGTGCGTAGCGGCATTCTTCCAATTCGAGGTAAGCCCCGAGCTGGCCTGGCTCCCGGTGCATCGAGAGATACGCGTCGCAGGCCAGCTTGATTCCTTCCCCGCCGCGGGAGTTGCCTTCCTGGTTCAACTGCACGGCCGTCAATATCCACATGCCGAGACGGCGGGACAGATCCGCCAGGGCTTGAGCAACCCGGCGCAAGTGCCATTCCTCGGTCTCGGCGTTGCCCTTGCCGGTGATGAGCTGCCAATAATCAACGATGATGCCGGTGCACTGGTGCCGGCGCTGGCAGGCCAATGCGAACCGGACGACCTGATCGAGAGACGCGCCGGGCTTCTGGCTGTAGAACGTGGCGTTGACCGTGTTCGGGGCAAGGTTTGCGATCATACTGCCCTTGACCGGCTGTCCGGCCTTAACCCCGCGCATCACGTTGATGGGTGAGGTCCGCAGCCTTCTGGCGGCATGCCGCATCTCGATTTCGAGCGGCGTCACCTCCAGGGTCATGAAGCCGTGGCGATGACCGGCGTCATTCAATGCCGTGCTGATAG